GGACGTGGAGTGGACGAAGCGCGGGGCGAAGGCGGTGCTGAACAGGGAGTACAGCTTCATATCGCCGGTGTTCCTGCACGACGACCGCGGCGAGATAACCGCGGTGCTGCGGGCCGCGCTTACCAACTCGCCGAACCTCGACCTGCCCGCGCTTAATTCAGAAAACAATTTTTTTAACAATAACACTGACACGGAGGCATTAATGAAGAAGGAACTGTGCGCCGCACTGGGCCTGCCCGAGACGGCGACGGAGGCGGAAGTCCTGGCCGCCGCGAAGGCGCTGAACGCCGCGGGACAGGGAGCGCCCCAGACGCAGACGGACGCGGCCAGGGTTGACCTGACGGCCTACGCGCCCAGGGCGGACCTGAACGCGATGGAAACGCGAGCCGTCGCCGCCGAGAAACAGATCGCCGAGCTTAACGCGGCGCGGCTGAAGGCCGAGGCCGAGGCGGTGGTGGACGGGGCCATCAGGGCGCGGAAGATCGCGCCCGCGAGCAGGGAGGAATACCTCGCCCTGTGCGCCACCGAGGAAGGGGTCGAAAAGCTGAAAAGCGTCTTCGAGAAAACCCCGGAGATCATCGGGACGGAAACCCAGGCACCGGAGGGCGCGCCGCCGCCGGCCGGCGAAACCGCCGCGCTCAACGCGGAGGAGGCCTCGCTTGCGAAGGCTATGGGCTACACCGCCGAGGAGTACCGGGACATCAAAGGGGGCAAGAAATGATCATAACAAACGCGGCACTCAACGCGCTGAGGACGGCCCTGCGCGAGGAATTCAAGAGGCGGATGTCGGAGCTTGACGCGGATCCCGTGTGGAAGCTGCTGTCCACGCTGATTCCGTCCAACACCGCGAGCAACACCTACGGCTGGCTGGGCGCGTTCCCGCAGATGCGGGAGTGGGTCGGCGACAGGGTCATCCGCAACATGTCCGAGCACGCCTACCAGATCGACAACGAGAAGTGGGAGTCCACCCTGGGCGTGGCCAGGACGCACATCGAGGACGACAACCTGGGCATGTACCGCGCGATGGCGAGGCACATGGCGGACGAGTACGCGCGGTTCATGAACCGCCACATGGCGAAGCTCATCGCCGACGGCTTTGAGAACCTGTGCTTCGACGGGCAGCCGTTCTTCAGCGACAGCCACCCGGTGCACCCGAACACGGACGGCTCGGGCGATCCGGCGGACGTATCGAACATCATAGGCGCGGGGACGGGCAAGCCCTGGGCGCTGCTGTGCCTTTCGGGGAGCCTCAAGCCGTTCATCACGCAGCGGCGCACGGCGCCTGAGTTCGAGGAGATCACCGACACGCGCAACGACAACGTGTTCATGAAGGACCAGTACCTCTACGGCATCCGCTACCGGGGAAGCTGGGGCTACGGTCTGTGGCAGCAGGCGGTGGGATCGAAGGCGGCGCTCACGACGGCCAACTACGAGACGGCCAGGCTGAGGATGCAGACCTTCAAGCGCGACGGCGGCGACCCGCTGGGCATCGTGCCGACGCACCTGATCGTTGACCCGACCAACGAGTCGGCGGCGCGGGCGATTCTTTCCAGGGAACTCATCAACGGGGGCGAGTCGAACCCCAACTATAAAACGGCGGAACTTGTGGTGGTTCCGCACCTGTAGGAGGCCGATCGTGTCGGACAAAAAGAAGGAAGATGAAGCCAGAGTCAGGGCGGAAGCCGAGGCCAGGGCGAAGGCCGATGCCGAGGCGAACGCGGCGACCGAGGCGGAAGCCAAGGCCGACGCGGAAGCGAAAGCCAGAGCGGACGCGGCAGCCGAGGCGGAGAAAAAAACCGCCGTCATTGCCAGGCACAAGACCCCGAACGCGAACTACCGCTGCGCTGGGCTTGCGCTGTCGCAGAAGGAGCGGACGTTCGAGGTGACGGAGGGCCAGCTCGCGAGGCTGCGCCGCGATCCCTGGGTTGCCATCAAGGAGCCGAAGGGATAACCCGGAATGAAGCCGATGATCCGCGCGGCGCGGTTCGCCGCGATGCAGCCGAAGACCGTCATCCTTCCGCTCGACGCGGACGGCGAGCCCGACGCGGCGCGGATAGACACCGCCCTGCGCCATGCCACCGGCGTCATCGTCTCGCACCTGCCCTGGCTGCTCGACGGCGACGGCGAGATCGCGCGGCCGGTAATCCCGCAGTTCGCCGACGCGCTGGAGGCGATCTGCGCGGACATCGCGCTCGACCGCCTGACGGACGTTTTCACCGGCAGCGAAAACGCGCGGAACAAATACAAGGAAAGCGTCGCGCTGCTCGAAAAGATAAACCGCGAGCGCCAGGGCGGGCTGGAGGGGCCTGGCTACCAGGAGTCGGAGGTCGTGGCAGCCGGCGCCGGCGGCATACCCGACGATAGGTTTTTCAAGAAAGGAGGGCTTTTCTAGTGGCGGCGGCGGAGGTCAGCCTCGACCTGCGCGAGGTGGACAGGGTAAAAGAAATGCTCGCGAAGGCCGCGCTGGGATCGCAGGAACGGGGGCAGCTCATGCGGGCCGTCGGCGCGCAGGCCGAGGAGCAGACAGGCAACCGCTTCGACGCGCAGCGAAGCCCGGAGGGGGATTCGTGGAAAGCCCTTGCCCGGCTGACGCGGAACTATTACGACGAGGAGGGGATCGGGCGCGGGACGCTGCTGAACGTCAGCGGGAACCTGCGCCGCAGCGTGACCCACGAGGTCGAGGGCGGCGCGTGGTCCGCGCTGGTCGGAGCGACGATGGAGTACGCCGCCGTCCACCAGTTCGGCGCGACCATAACGCCCAGAAGGGCGAAGGCGCTGGCCGTTCCGGGCTACGGAACGCTAAGAAAAGCGACAATCCCGGCGCGCCCGTACCTAGGCGTATCGCAGGCGGACGCCGCCGAGATAGCGGAGCTGGCGAGCGGGTTTCTTTCGAGGAGGGTTTCATGAGCTACCTTGCGGCGCGGGATTCCGCGGTCGGGCAGATAAGGGCGGCCCTGCTGCCGGTCTTTCCCAACCTGACGGTTGAGGCGCACCCCGGCGTGTTCACGGAGGCGACGATAAAGCGGGACGCGCAGCGGGCGCCGGCGATACTGACGAGCCTGGTCAGGGCGGAGGACGGGACGCACAAAAACAGCCTGTCCTTCGTAAGCTGGGTGCTGCACCGCGCGTCCAGCGAGGACCTGCTCTATGACGGCGCGCTTAAAATAATTTCGGCGCTGATACCCGCGATAAGAAATGCGGACTTCAACGCGTACATAAAGGACACGGCGATTCAGGCCGAATGCCTGTACACGGGGGCGCTGGACACGATCAACGTAACCATGTGGGCGGTCAAGTGGGAGCTTGCCCTGGGCGACCGCGCATTCATAAGAGAGATTCCCGACGACCTCGGGGAGCTGGAAAGCGTCCACGGCACGGCAATCGTCGGGCAGCGGGCGTAAAAAAACACGGAGGAGAGATAATGGCAGTACCGTTCACGCAGATTCCGGCGGCGCTTCTTGTGCCCGGAATGTTTCAGGAGGTCGATCCCTCGCTCGCCGGAAGCCCCGGCGAGATCAAGAGGGCGCTCGTCATCGCCTACAAAAGCGGCGCGGGGACGGCGCCCGCGGGCAAGCCCGTCCGCGTGCTGTCCGACGGGCGCGCGGCGGCGCTTCTGGGCGCGGGCAGCCCGGCCGCGATTCTCGCCCGCGCGTTTCTTTCTATAAACAGGGTCGAGGAGTGCTGGGCGCTTCCCGTGGACGCGCCGGCGGCGGCGACCCCGTGGCAGGCGGAATTCTCGGTCGAGGCCGACTCCGCGCAGCAGGGCGCGGTCGCCATCACGGTGTGCGGCGCGCGGATCGACGCGGCGGCGGTCGCGCCAGGCGCAGGCGCGGCGGAAATAGCCGCGGCCATCGTCGCGAGGATCAACGGCGAGATGTGGCTGCCGATAGAGGCGGAAGTTTCCATCGGGGGCAACGGCGCGTTCTCCGTGCGCGCGACCGTGCCGGGGTCTTGGGGCGACGCGATCGGCGTATCCATCGAGAGCGAGGCGGTCGGCGTATCTGTAAGCGCGGGGGCTTCCTCGCGCGGAACCCAGACGGCCAACATCGGGCCGCTGCTGAAAAATCTTGGCAACGTCCGCTACAACTACGTCGTCAGCGACTTCGCCGGGCAAAACAATATCGCCGCGCTTGCGGCGGAACTGACGGATCGCTTCACCGCGCTCCGGCAGATTGGCGGGCGGGCTTTTATCGCCATAACCGGCGACAAGGAAGCGGCGCTGGCGGCCGCCGCGACCGTCAACAACCCGCACATCTGCCTGGTGCCGCGCATGGACAACCCGCAGCTTCCCGGCGAGTGGGCGGCGCGGTGGTGCGCTGCGGCCTGCCGCATTCTCGCGGACGATCCCGCCGCCAATACCAACGGCCTCGCCGTCCCCGGACTGTCGTCCGGGCTAAGCTACGACATAGAATCGCGCCAGGCTCTTTTGACGGCGGGGATCGCGACGTACCGAACCGACGCGATGGGAAACGTGCGCGTGGAGCGTCTTGTAACGACCTACACCGAAAACGCCGACGGCGGGCGCGACACGAGCTTTCTTGACATTCAGGTTCCGGAGACCGTGGACGCGGTGCGGACGCACATCAACGCCGAGGCCGCGCGGCGCTTCGGACGGTGGAAGCTTGCAAGCACGGAGGAGAATTTCGGCAGCGGCGCGAAGGTGATGACCGCCGGAATCTTCAGGTCGTTTCTGTGCGAGCTTTATCAGGACGTTTTCATCACGCAGCGGCGGTGGTGCCAGAACTTCGACAACTACAGGGACACGCTGGCCGTCGAGATCATGCCGGGCAGCAAGACGCGGCTTGAATACATCCACCAGCCCGACCTTATAGGTCAGTTCTACATCGGCGCGGGCCTGCTTCAGTTCACGTAGGAGGTATTGACAATGAAACTGGAAAGAGTTCACAGGGTCGTTTCGGCGGCGCTGGGGGAGCTTCCCCTGCGCGAGGGCAACTCGACGTTCCAGCCCGCGGGGAAGCGGCGCACGCCCCACGCGGGCGAGGTTCCCGAAAACACCGGGTTCACCGAGGCGCAGACGCAGGCGGTGCTGACGCTCAGCCTTAACGCGACCGGCGCGATAGGGGTCGAGGAGTTCTCCGAGGCGGGGCAGGACACCCTGACGATCTTCACGACCGGGGGGATGCAGTACATGATGCCCAACGCCTGGGTCACGGAGCCGGCGGAGCTTGGCGACGCGGAAATCCGCATCACATACAACTCGGGAAAAAGCCCGAGGCTGGGATAGGGGGGCGGCATGGAAAGCATGAAAAAATACGTCGAGGCCGATCCCTTTGAGCCCATCGTCTTCCGCCTGCGCGTCCCGATACGCAAGGGCGAGGCCGAGTTCAGCGAGCTCGTCCTGCAGCCGCCGGTTCTGAAGGACGCGCTGCGCACGGACGGGCGCCATCCCGAAAGCGTGGGCTACGCGGTTGCCATGCTCTCGTCGATGACCGGGGTGCCGGAATCGGCGCTCCTGCGGATCGTGCCGGAGGATTGGGCGGACATATGCGTGGCGCTGTCCCTGACAAACATGCGCTTCATGGGGCATGTGAATCTTCTTGACAAAAAGGAGGGGGAGGGCGGCGACCCTACGCCGGCGGCTGCGAAGCCGCCGAATTCAGGAGGGACCTCCGACGGATAGCCTGCGAGCTTATGCAGGCCATGCCGTCAATCGGCTTCGACGCGGTTATGAATTTCACGTGGGCGGAGCTGAAGGAGTGGCACGCGGCGGCGATTGACGTCTACAAAAGCATGAGGGGCATGGGATAGATGGCGGGAGGAGAAATCAGGGCCGGGCTGCGGCTCGCGCTAAACGACCAGTTTTCCCGCGCAATCGGGCGCGCCGGCGTCGCCATGCAGGGCTTCCGCCGCAA